CAATGACTGGCTAGTTTCTTTAATCTTAAACATAATTTCTTCTCTAGAAGTTATTTCATATTCTTCTAAGGTAATGTTGTAGTATGGTATATCTCCTTCATTGTAAAACATACTTAGATGATTTGTTGCAACATGCTCAGTACGCAAAGAATAGTTATCACCAAATGAAATATTAAAAGTTCCTATTAGTGAGTTATCAAAAGGCGCTCTTGTTGCAGCCCATACTCCAAATGTAGCAACATCCTCAAATGAATCAGGTCTAACAGACATTAATGCAAAATTTACGCCTCTTGCAGTTGCACCTATTGGACTTAATTGTTTTATGTCAACAATCTTCCAGCCATAATTTTCACGATCATCACTAAAAATAGTAGCCAATCTATAATCACTAGATGCAATAGAACCTGGTGGTGTTGCTGAATTAATATCATTAGATAGTGTTAATCTTCTTCCTGTTCGCTTCATTTCTTCACCGCCTTGTGTGCTGCCTTAACTGCTGACTTAAAACCGCTCTTTTTCCACTTGCCCGACTTTAATTTATACTTAGGTGCAAGTTTCTTAAACGCTGCTTTGTACTTTCTATTGTATGCACTAGTAGTTTTTTTGACTGCCTTTTTCGCTGTACTGACCACTTGTTGCGCTCCAGCTCTTGCCGCTGGTTTGCATGCACGTTCTGACAAAGCCCTAGCGATCATACTAGGAACGCCTTTTTCTATCAAAGCCGCAGTCATAACACCGCACAGTGCTTCTCCAGTTTCGGCTATGTAGTCCTCAGCCATTTGCTCAACAGTGGCCAATTAACCACCTCATGCGCCTTGCTGGGATAATGCTAGAGCCATTGCAGAGGCTTCCGACATAGTTTCAACAGTACACTCAAGAGTAATAGAAGCATACACATCCTCTGCCCATCCTAGAGACGCTTCGCCGCCAAGATAGATTGTGTCAACAGCAACTAAATAGCCGTTAGTCCACATTTGGGGTAATACATCCATATCATGACTGAGTTGGGGGAACTCATCAGTACCAAATGTGTTAACTGCATATACTATTCCAGAGGCAATAATAGATCGGTTAGATGATAGGACTGTATCACCTTGAGATTGTGTTGTCAATTGAAATTGTGCTGCAGCACTATCAGCGCTTGCGGTTACTTGAACAGCAGTTCCACCGGAGTCGCTGAATGTTACTGCGATATTGTGGACCCTAAGGACACTCTTGCCGAGGGCGTCGACATATGCCCCGAGATCTAGGGGAGTCTGTTGGAAAGTTCCAGCATTGTCTAAGTTCAAAGTTTGGCGGATAAAAAATGAGTCTGATTTTCTGACCATGAACCTATTATGATAGGAGGTAGTTTATAGTAATGCGCCTATACTCGTCGCTATACGCCTATGCTCTGCGCTAGGGTTTTCTACTGAAAAACGCAACACCTAGCGGCAAAACTAGGTTAAAACTTTCTTAAATCAATTAATTATATATGTAAAACCGCAGTAGGACTGTTCATGGACGCAAAAGAATACGACCGAATCGCGGATAAATTAATGCAATTCAGGGCAAAAATACCTTTAACAATAGATTTAGAATACAAAAACGCATCAAATAAGTCATACATGTTACGACAGACAATTGATATGCTGCTAATGTTAATTGATGAGTTTGCTGAACTAGATAGTAAAGGGTGGATTAAGTGATTTGGAAACAATATTATTGTCAAAGATGCTACAATATTGACATCAAATGTATGCATACAAAGCCCATGTGTCAAGTTTGTGGCCGTTACAATGGATATTATTCAAGAATGATAGTTAAGGGGTGGATTAATTGAAGAAACTAGGCCGCCCACGCAAAGCACACGCACTTAGAAAGGAGAATATTTCAGTTAATCTTCCAAAGACCCTAGTTAGTGAGATAGAATCTCAACTTTCTTACAAGTCATCGCGATCACAATGGATTCAATTAGCAATAGAAGAAAAGTTAGGTAGTAGGATTACAATTTCAGAGTCTAAATCTAAAAATTTAGTTGCGGCATTAGTGGGTAGAGGAGATATTAGCGAATTCGCATTAAGGGTTTTATCTTCTGAACTTAAATCAATGATGCAAGTTGCGGAAACTGTAGAAGGACAATAAGATAAAGCAATCGTTCACACCAAACGATTCGCTCGTTTTGTTCTTTGTCTATTGGTGCTATTGCTTCCACTTCTTTTCCAACCTTCTAAGAATCTTAATGATTTCTTTTAGCAAGTCTTCTGTATTACCCATCATGATATATCACTCAATGACTGGCTAGTTTCTTTAATCTTAAACATAATTTCTTCTCTAGAAGTTATTTCATATTCTTCTAAGGTAATGTTGTAGTATGGTATATCTCCTTCATTGTAAAACATACTTAGATGATT